ATCATAAATAGAACAATAACTAAAAATCACAGTAACAAATAGAAGTATTGCAAAGATAATTGCGAGTGTTTTAAACCAACCTGTGATTATTTCCGTAAGTCCAAACACGAGCAATAAAACGCCAATAGTTGCTCTAATAATCTTATCAGTAGTACCTACATTTTTTTTAAAATCTAATTTCATAAATATCACCTCATACTTAGTATTACATTTTTTTATATTTGATATTCGTAAAAGTTTATAGGCTGTAGTTGGAAATGTGAAGGAGAATATTAAGTGTGATTTAAAAACAAAGGGAGCGGGAAAATTAATTTTTAAAAAAGTTAAAGCTTTTAGAAGCACAACAGTACATTGAAGGTTTGCGTTGATGCATTTCAGCAATGATGACAGAACAAAAAAGGAGATAACGCATGACCAATAAAGAACTATCACAGATTTATTACCTAAAAAAAGAAATGAAGTTTATAATTGAGCGGCTTGAAGAATTGCAGACAAGAGCAACAAAAGTAACATCGAATATATCAGCACAGCCAACAGGTAGCGGAGGCTTTGCTGGTGCAAGTTTTGAAAACAATGTTGACAAACGCATTGAGTTAGAGAAACGACTTGCAGAACTCAAACAACGTATAAACACAGAGACACTTCGCATTCAGGATTACATATACAACATTGATGACAGCCTCATGCGAATGATAATAACGCTTAGGTGCATCAATTGTTATTCGTGGGTTAAGGTTGCAATGACGATAGGAGGGAATAACACAGCAGACGGTGTAAAGATGATGTATCACCGATACATACGCAATCACTAAATGTTGTTACATTTGTTACGCTCATATGTGCTAAGCTGATAATATGGAAATATTGAGAGAGCGGGCAATTGCTCTTTAGTATTTTGTTGTTTAGTAATATAATAAAAATTAGTACGATTTGGAGCACTATGTCTAGGTCCAAATCGTACTTTGCCTATTTGAATACAGTCATAGGCTTCTTTAACTTTATAGTGCTTTTTATAATAATTAAGTTTCTATATAGAAAAGAATCTTTTGGCTATAAATATCTGAAATTCTGAAATACAATTGTAATAAAAGACTTTTATATACAGTTGTAAATCATCCAGCTTTAAGATCTAATTTTGGTTACTAAATATACAAAAATAATGCTATTTTGTATTATCTCTGATCTAAAAATTCTTTTAATAAAACCTGCTTTTTACTCTTTTGCAGGCTTAAAATCCAATCATCTAAATATTGTCTATGATCAAGATATCTTATTCCTAATAATTTATCTTTCAGTTCTTCAAGAACGTTTATTCTATCTTCGATTATTGGTACTTCACTTCCATTCCATGTCATTGACGAGGGTAAAATTGGACAAATTTTAAACATATCAAATGAATCGTTTATTTTACAGAGATATAATACAATAGATAATCGTTCTTTCTTAGGCCAGTTATCAATGGCATTAAAAAGACAGTTAAGAATCTTTTCATCATTATAATAATTATCGATAAACCATAAAATTAATTCTTTTTGTTTTTCTGCTGAATCTTTTGATTGCCTATTATAGTTAAAAAGATGCTTTAAACATGATGTTGCTTTAAAATCAAAGGTTATATTTTCAATAATGTAGTGTACTGCATTAACTATTATATTTTTGTAATTATCTGCTTTCCATAAATTAATAAGAACATCATCATCAATATTGTCATTTGTAATAATAAAACTTAATAATTTATCTATAAAATCTGGGTAGTAATTTAATAAAGATACTAATAAAAAACCATCATGGTCAAAGTACGGTCTTCCTTGTAACGCTAAAAGATATGCATCTGACATAATGTTCAAATTTTCATAAAAAAGTTTCATAATTTCGTCTGTGTTATTTTCATATTCGAAGCATAATTCACTAAGAAAATTTGATAAAATATATTGTTTAGATTTACAGGCCATTGTTAACGACTTTAAGTATCTAATAGAAAAACCTTGACTCTTGTTGTTAATGCGTTCAACTGTACTATAGTTAATAATATAACTTTCTATGTTGCAATTATCATTCATTATCTCTGATAATATTTCATTACACTTTTGCTCATTTATATCTTCATCTGGTAATAAGTCTAATATATCCTGCATCCAGTAGCATTTTCTTGTAAAATTCTTTTCATTAATATAGTCGAATGTCCATGAGTAACCCTGAACTAGAATTAATTTACTAATAGTATTTAACGATCGTATGTTAAAAGGAGTGTCATATTCTATATAAGCATCTATAACATTTAAAAATAATGAATTATCATTAATTGAAGTAATAAGAATTTCCAATCCTATTGATAAATCCCAATTATTTTGATTTTCAATTAATTCTTCAGATAGGCATTTAAATAAATCCATGTAGTCTTGAGTAGTTAATTGACTAGATAATTCAACAATCTTAGCTTTCCTTTCTTTGTCAGCCTTTTTTACTGAATCATAATGAAGGTAGTAATCTCTTTTTAATTCAGCATAAAGTGTAAAAGTCTTATTTCTTTTCCATAATTCAAAACTTTCTTTTGGTTCTAAACCTAAACGGATACATGTTTTATAAAAATGATAACTAATATTACATTCATTAAAGTTTGATGTATCTACTAATTTTAGTAACCATTCATTAATTATATCTATATCTTTTAAAACTATTGAATTTATTTCATCATTATCATCTTTATATGGACTATATTTTTTTAATGATACATAAACAAATTTACAATACAATGGATCTTTAAAAAAACTAAAAAGTATATCTAAACATGTATTTCGTAACTTAATCGATTCTTCGCAATCTACAACCCCAAATCTAATAAAACTAATAGTATATTTTTTATAACTTTGTTCAGTTTCTTCAAAATCCAAAGCCATGCAGAATTGAGCAAAAAATATTGTAAGTATAGCTATATTTGAGTCTTTGGTAGTCTTATAAGTTTGGTATAGTTTACATATTGTTTTGTATTCAGCCTCATATCCAAATTGATATGAGTTCATGTCAATACTTAGTATATCTTTTAGAATAAAATAGTAATCCATTGGTTCAGAACTATCTTTTTCAAGGTTCATTAATATTAATTCTAAAGCTGTATCAAACTGTTCACTATATTTATAGTTAGCTAAAACATTTAGTAATGATGATTTAATATTGTGGTGGTTTGAATTGTTTTTGAAATCGAAAGTTAAAAAATCTGTCCTTTTTTGTTCTAGGTTATCTATTTTAGATTTAATATAAGACAAGGAATCTTCTTCTATCAAATTATGAAAAGCTATAATATATTCCCATGCAATATCATCATTATCTTTTATAAGATTCCAATTGCTTTTAACTGCATGTTTTAAATAATTATAGTTTTCTTCAGAATAAAACAACCTCATCATTGTATTAAAACAATATATCATTCTATGCTTATATACTGAAAAAACAACAGATATAATATACTCAATTGAAATCCATTTTTTCTTGAAAATAACATAATATATTAAATAATCACATAAATTTTGATTTGAAAATTTCACAGCTAAATTTTCATAGATATCAACAATTTCATCTTGATGAAGTTCGCTACAGGCACTCCTAAGATAATATTCATCTATTCCATATTCCCTTGCTACAGTATAAATTAAATTAGAACTATTGTTAAGCTCAAATGAATCAAAAAATGCAATAAGGGAAGCAATTATTAGTTTTTCTTTTGACATTGATGATATGATATTGTCATAATACCTGTCAAATATTTCAAAAGCATTTTGAATACTTTTAAAGTTTTTTTCACGCTTTGCACTTATACCTGACATAATTGCAAGACGAACATTTCCTTTGGCAATATTAACTATTTGATTAAGAAACAAGTTATTAGTAATACCAATATTTTTTTTAATAATATCTGAAATCTTTTTATCATCTAATGATTTAAGTAAATATTCTTGTGGAATTAATACGTCGTGGATTTTAGTCAATAATGTTCGCTTAGCGTAATCCCTTACAGTAAGCAATACTTTAAGTTTGCCACTTCTGTTAGGATCAATGACCATCCTCATCAAATGCTCTAAATCAGATAGTAAATTTGCATCATCAACAAGAATTACATAATTATTATCTATCATGAAGTATGATTGTAAATCTTCATAAATTGATAAATTTTTGTTTTTAATTACTTTGATTTGGTAGTTATTTCTCCTTGCATAATCTGATGCAACTTCAAGAGCTAACTTGGTTTTGCCAACACCTGATTGCCCACAAATAACAATTACATCCGATATGTTAAGCATGTCCAATAATTCTTTCTTTTCTTCCTCACGATATAGCAAGGGCATTTCAATAGAAGTAGAAAAAACAGATCTTTCGTTTTCTGAAATAAAAACTTCGGGTTCTAATATTTGATTTGTATCAACTGAAACAGACAAAAAATCTTTGGCCAAATTAGGATATCTATAGTGCAAATCATTTGCTAAATCATTTATTCCTATTAGAGTTATATTTTTAAATAATGCATTAATTTCTTTGTTTTGTTCAACTGAAAGATTAGACGTAGTATGGCAGCAAATTATCTGAGCAATTTCATTACGCTCAACATTAACCTTGGTAGGGTCAAGACATGATTCAATATCAGTTATAATTTTATTAAAAGAATTTCTTTTTTCTGATGAAGTATCGGAGCAAGTGCCATACATTAAAAAAATGTACTTCCCGTCATCAGTTCTAACATATGAATCAGGGGTTCCCTTGGTTGTTTTATCTGTTCCAGTATGTGAACCAAATGATGTGAAATTGGTGTATTTAAATTTCCTATAAACATATTGATCAATTAGTTTCTGATATCTTCCACCTTCAAGTTCAATTATTGCTCTTTCAATATCATTAATTTTGGACATAATTTCATTCTCCCAACACTCACTTATATAAGATAATTTATTTTATATACGCATTATTAATTGTAACATATTTACCATAATTATCCAAAGTAAATTTCATTCTAAATTAGTTATATATCAGAACAAAGTATTATGAGTTTTTAAAGAGTCTCATTGAGGCTCTTTTTTCATACCCAAGGGAGCACCACATGACCATCTACAAAACAACCCACTGGAAGAACAAACGCATATCAATCCTAAAACGTGACCAATATCTATGCCAGCATTGTAAACGTTATGGCAAGCGAGTAGATGCCATAACCGTCCATCATATCTACACAGCAGAGAAGTATCCACAATACGCATACAGCGATTGGAACTTAACTTCACTGTGCAACAAATGCCACAACGCAATGCACGACAGGGACTCACACGAACTAACAGCTGAGGGCAAAAAGCTAATGCAAAGAACAATCCCCCCAGGTCATCAACAAAATAACAAATCCTAAGGGAACGGAGAGGGAGAGCTCTTTCCAACTCTACCAAATAAAAAAACTTTTGAAATGAGGTGAAACAATGCCAGCAAATGCGACCACTCGAAATACAATTAAAAATAATACTATTAAAGAGCTAAAAAGACTTGGCATATATAAGCCCGAGTTTGACGGGGTTATAAGCCTGTATTCGCTTACTTGCGAGCAGTATTTTGCTGTTGTAAAGAGATTTGACATTGCGGATTATGAGTCAAGAACACCGCTTGCATTGTCTTTCGAAAACCTCAGAAATGATATTTTAAAACAGTCTGCACAGCTTGGGCTTACTCCTGCGGGGCTTAAAAAAATCACAGGCATAGTAGATGTAAAACAAAAGGGCAAGCTTGCACAGGCGTTGACTCAACTTGAATAAGAAATTCAAAAACTATGATGTTGTAATGCAATATGCAAGTGACATAGTGCAGGGAAAAAAGCTCGGAAATAAGTGCAGAATTCAAGCTTGCCAAAGGTTTTTAGACGACCTAAATAATCCCGACTACGACTTCAATCCAAAGAATGCAGAGTTTGTAATAAATATCATTGAGGCAACATTTTGCCACATGCAAGGCGAAAAATTGGACGGCACACCCCTAAGGGGCACACCGTTTTTGCTCGAGCCGTTTCACAAGTTCATAATCTATAACCTGCTTGGGTTTTATCTAAAAGGAACGCAAATCGTGAGGTTTCACGAGGCGTTTATTTTTATACCCAGAAAGAACATAAAGACAAGCTTTGCAGGTGCCTTGGCATATGGCTTGGAACTGCTTTATCGCAAGAGCGGGAGCAAATGCTATATCACTTCTGCTGCACTTCCACAGTCGCTTGAAAGCTTCAACTTCATCAAATTTAATATCATGAATATGGGCGAAGAGGACAGCTTTAGAATCATCGACAACAACAACGAGCATTCAATCACAGCAGATTTGGGCGACGGTTCTTTTTATATCAGAGCACTTGCAGCAAACCCAGACGGCCAAGACAGCTTCAACTGCAACGTTGGAATAGCCGACGAAATCCACGCATACAAAACGCCAAAGCAGTATAACATCATCAAAGAGGCGATGAAAGCATACACAAACAAGCTGATGATTGGTATAACAACAGCAGGCGATAACATGAACAGCTTTTGTTACAACCGCCTGCAGTATTGCAAAAAAGTCCTAGACAAAACAGTCAAGGACGAGCAGTATTTTATATTTATTTGTGAAGCAGACGAAGATGAGAGTGGAAACATTGACTATACAAATCCCATAGTGCATGAGATGGCAAATCCTGCTTACGGTGTTTCAATCCGCCCGAATGATATTCTAAACGACAGCCTGCAAGCGATGAATGACCCACAGCAAAGAAAAGACTTTTATGCAAAGTCGCTCAATGTCTACACAAGTGCAATGAAAGCATATTTCAACCTTGACGAGTTCAGAAAGTCCGACAGGCAATACAACTGGACACTCGAAGAGCTTTCAAAAATGCCAATCAAATGGTATGGTGGAACGGACCTTTCAAAGATGCACGATCTAACAGCATCGGCACTGGTTGGAACATATCAGAATGTTCTGATTATCATTCCGCACGCTTGGTTTCCAATCGTGCAGGCAACAAAAAAAGCCGAGGAGGATAACATTCCACTCTTCGGCTGGCAAGATGATGGTTGGCTCTCAATGTCCAACAACCCGACTGTAAACCATAGCGAGGTTGTAAGCTGGTACATTGCAATGAAGAAAAAAGGTTTTAAAATAAAGCAGGTCGGTCATGACAGAAAGTTCTGCCGAGAGTATTTCTTGGAGATGAAAAAACACGGATTTAACATCATAGACCAACCGCAGTATTTCTACAAAAAGTCCGAGGGCTTCAGATTCATCGAAAAGAAAGCAAAGGACGGTAAGCTCTATTACCTCCATGCAGAACCATACGAATACTGCGTGCAAAATGTCAGAGCAATCGAAAAGACCGACGACATGATTCAGTACGAAAAAGTTGAGGACACAATGCGTATCGATATCTTTGACGCATCAGTCTTTGCAGTAGTTCGTATGCTGGAGAACTTGGAGGATAAGAACAAACTTGATGGGTGGTTTTAAATTAGTGCATCCCCCCTTTACATCTTTATTGTTGTATTGTAAAATAGAATAAGATGAGGATGTTAAAGGATGAAAATTTAAAGAAAGTGGAACTATAACAGTGTCTTTTTATTTTCACCTATCTTTTAATAGGAGAGGACAGAGAATAGTATGGTAAACTTAAGTCTAACAGCTTGTAGTTTTCTTTTAAAACAGCGCAATTCAAGAGGAAAATATCTTTATTTCAATGAAAAAGTTATTACAGAGAAATTAGATGAATATAGTTTATCTGAAGCGTTTATCAATTTTTTTAGAGAATACTCGGAAGCAATAAATGATAAAGAAAAGAAACGTACTTTTCATTGTGAATTTGAAGAGTCCTATTGCGGAGAAACTGAGGATTATTTTTATCTATATTGTATTGTTAAATCTGGAACATATGGAAGTTCTTCAGAAATAATTAATAATAAAGATAGAAAGGTTGTTCATAAAAAGACAGCGGATCAAACAGACGAAAAACCGTTTTATTTGTATATTGTTATACCTAAGGATAGCAAGGATGATACAGTTAAAGTGCAAAAAGGAATGTTGTTTTTTCAAAATGTAGGACAATATGGTGTCAAAACCGTTACTACTGACTACATAAAAGATTATTTTTCTGAAAACTATAATATTACTTTTGAATGTAGAACAATAGCATCAAAACTATTCGTAGAAAGAATGCTTAAGCCAGAAAATGTGTCACAAATAATTATGACAAAGAATCATAAATCTAGTGATTCTTGTGACAATTTTCCAAATGGATATGGTTCAGAAACAAAGACAATCGGACAATTAAATTTTAAAGAAAGTGTGTGGAGCTCAGTAAAATCAAAGATGAATAATTTTGCAAAGGGTAGTTTCAATTTATTTGAATTTAATGGTGAATTTTACAATCAATTGAAAGTTCGAGTTAAAATTGGAAATAATGAAAGAACAATAAATATGGGACATCTTGAAAATTTGAGCCTTATAGAAGCAATACCAGATGATATTAAAGGACCTGAAGGCAATCCTTATAAAGAAAAACTATTAGGTCATTTTGAAGAAGTGGCTAATGATTATTTAAGTGAGATGGTTTTACAAGTAGATTAGAACTGAGGTGGTATCAATGATAATTCATCAAATTTTTAATTTTATTTGGTCAACGGAATTTTTATTGAGCGTATCTGGTATTGTTTTGCTTTGGAGTTTTACAAAAAAAAATAATAACTTTTTTGATATTAGAAAAGTATTTGTTGATCAAATTAAAATATTTAATGATGCTAAGGGACAAGTTTTTATATTTTATGGAATACCTATGCTAATGGCTTTTGGTATAGCTGAGTATAAATTAATTGAGCCAGATATTATAGATAATATAGTAATTGTTCTTTCTATATTTATTTCAATGTTATTTGCTGTTTTGAGTATTCTTACCAACTTGAACAATGATGATGAACATTATAAAAAAGTTTTAAAAGAAACATTTAACACGGTTGTATTTGAGTGTGTGCTTTGCATTATCGAACTTATAGTTTCCGTAGCGATTCTATTTATAGGTGGAATATCAACTGTATGGATTAAATATTTATTTAGTGTGGTTGTTTACTATTTAATGTTTACTGTTTTTTTAAATGTATTTATAATAATCAAAAGAATGAAAAGATTATTTGAATACAAAAAGTGATTTATTTTTAGTGGATAATAAAGGCTGATGAACGCATCTTTGATTTTATATTTGAATAGCTATTTAGTATGAAAATATGATTATTTTAAAAGGACTATCATAGTCCTTTTTTTATGCCCAAAATTCAACCCCGAAAGGAAGTGAGAACAATAGGACTATTCAATAAACCAAAGCAACGTAATTCCGACCCAATAGCCATCTGGCTAAACGGTGATAATGCACACGACATTCTTTGCCCGAGCGGGTACATACCACTAAGTAAAAATGAAGAAATCAGGCGATGTGCATTCAAGATTGCCGACCTTGTTTCAAACATGACGATTATGCTGATGGAAAACGGTGAGAATGGCGACATTCGCCTTAAAAATGAGCTTTCAAAAAAGATTGATGTCTATCCAAACAATGCAATGACACGAAAGCAGTTTGTCCACAAGATTGTAACGGACATGATTCTTGGCGGTAACGCTGTTGTGCTTCCTGTTTGCAAGAGCGGGCTAATAGATAACCTGCAAATCCTAAGGTGCGACAGAATTCACTTTAAAGAGCAAAGTGACAGCTACATAATCACGCATGACAACAGAGCATATAATCCCGACGAAGTTTTGCACTTTGTACTCAATCCTGACGACGATTACCCGTTTAAAGGGCAAGGTTTTTTGCCACTTGTGGAGCAGACGATAAGAAACATCTTGCAGGCGAATGCAACAAAAACAGGCTTTCTAAAATCCAAGTGGAAACCGTCACTGATAATGTCGATCAACGCAGATGTTGAAGAACTGCAAGACAGAGAAAAAAGGGATACAATCCTTGGAAGCTACACAAAAACAACAAGTGCAGGTGAGCCGTGGCTTATTCCTGCGGGTGAGATTGACATAAAAACCGTCCAGCCACTAACGCTAAATGACTTGGCAATTCAAGACAGCATAACTCTTGACTTAAAGTCTGTTGCCTGTGCCTTTGGAATACCTCCGTTTATGGTCGGCGTTGGAACATTTAACAAAGATGAGTACAACAACTTTATCTCAACAACCATAATGGGCATAGCGACAATCATTCAGCAAGAGCTTTCAAAAAAATTGCTCTATTCGCCGACAATGTATTTCAAGTTCAACCCCAAATCACTTATGCAATATAATCTTAATGAAAAGGTTGAGTTTGTAAAAGAGATGGTCGGCGGTGGAATGCTAAACCGCAATGAGGGCAGGTGTGAGTTTGACTACTCACCAGTCGATGTTGAGGGCATGAACGACTACACGGTTTTAGAAAACTACTTGCAAATCAAGGACCTTACAAAACAAAAGAAACTTAACAAGGAGGGTGGTGAGGACAGTGGAGAATAGACAGGCTTATTTTAAAAGTGAGTTTAAAACACGGTCAGAGAATGAAGACGAAAAATTCATTGAAGGCTACTTTGCGGTGTTCAATTCTGAAACGCAAATTTGGGATGGCTGGTTTGAGAAGATTGAAAGAGGTGCCTTTGACAATTCAATAAAGAATAATGATATCCGTTGTCTGTTTAATCACGACAGCGGTTTTGTTTTGGGCAGAACAGGCAACAAAACTCTTGAACTCAAGTCAGACGACAAAGGCCTATGGGGCAGAGTGAAGATTAACTCGGCAGATACACAGGCGATGGCAGTTTATGCAAGAGTTCAGCGTGGTGACATATCGGGTTGCTCATTCGGCTTTTGTCCTTTGAAAGAAACTTATGAGGACAGGGAAGACGGCGTGCTTTGCACTGTGCAAGAGGCAGACACAATGGAGGTTTCCATTTGCACATTCCCAGCATACGAGCAAACGCAAATTAAGGCAAGGCAAAAGCAATATGAGAAGACAAAAGAGCAAACCTTGGAACAAAGAAAACAAGACTTAAAAAAGAAATTGGAGGGTATCAAATGTTAAAACAACTAAAGTTATCAGCAGAGCTCAAGCAGAGAAACAGTGAGCTTGAAAAGCTAAACGAGACAAAGAAAGGCTTTGAGCAGCGAAAGCAAAATCTTGAACTAGCTCTTAGAGAAGCTGTGACAGATGAGGAAATCGAGCTTGTAAGCTCTCAAATTGGTGAGCTTGAGACAGAAACAGAAAAGGAGGACATCGACACAAAGATTGAGGGCGTTGCAGGCAAAATCGAAGAGATTGAAAGAGAGCTTGAGGATATCGGCAAGGCAACAAGCACAGAGCCAACTAAAATAAAAGAAGAGAAAAGAGGTAATGACATGAACAAATATCAAATCAGAGAAATGCTCAAAACAGGTGAGTATTACGAGAGGTCAGAGGTTAAGGGGTTCTATGAGAAGTTCAAAAACCTGCGTGCAGTTGGCGGTGAGGGGCTAACTATTCCAAACATTGTTGTTAACAGGATTATGACAATCTTGGGTGACTTCTCAACCCTTTACCCACTCGTTGACAAAATCAAGGTTAAGGGCACAACAAGAATTCTAATTGACACAGACACAACACCCGCAACATGGATTGAGCAGACTGGAACAATCCCGCAGGGTGAAGTCGGCACAATCACCAACATCGACTTTGACGGTTGGAAGGTTGGCAAGGTAACCTTTGTTGACAACTCAATGCTTGAAGACAGCATCATAAACCTTGATGAGTACGTTTGCAGAAAGATTGCACGCTCAATTGCAATAGCTCTTGACAAAGCAATCCTTGCTGGCACAGGGGCTACAGGCAAACAGCCAGAGGGCATCATTCCAAAACTTGAAGCAGACCACAAGGTTATAACAGTAGCAGATCCAAAGCTTGCAGACATTATGAAATTCCTTGGGCTCATTGATACTGGTGAAGACAGCACAGGCGAAATAGTATCCGTAATGAAACGCTCTACATACTATAACCGACTTTTGGGTTACACAATCAACACTGATTCAAGCGGTAACGTTGTTGGTAAGCTTCCAAATGTTAAGAACCCAGACTTGCTTGGGCTTAGCGTTGTGTTTAACAACAATATGGACGATGACAAAATCCTCTTTGGAGATTTCTTGAAGTATACACTTGTTGAGCGTGAAAGCATTGTTGTTGACAAGTCCGAGCACGTCAAGTTCTCCGAAGACCAAATGGGCTTTAGGGGCAAGGGAAGGTTCGACGGCAAGCCAACAAATAAGAAGGCATTTGTACTTGTAACTCTTAACTACACTCCGGAGGCTTAACCTATGTATAAAGTAATTACAAAGTTTAAGGACAAGAACACAAAAGAGATTTTTGAGATAGGCTCTGAGTACAAATCAAAGAGAGAAGAAAGACTGAAAGAGCTTGAAGACGGTGGATATATTGAAAAGCAAGAAGAACCACAACCACCAAAACAGGACAAGCCTAAAAAGAAATAGGTGAGAACATGGAACAAGTACTTGCAATGTTCAAAATGGATATAGGTGTCGCTCATAATTTGAGGGACACCTATTTTAATAAGTTCCTTGAGTCACAACGCAAGCTTCTTGAGGAAAAGGGAGTAACGCTAAGTCTTGAGAGCACAGAAGACATAATGCTACTTTCAGACTTTGCATCTTGGAATTACAGAAAGAGGAATGAGGACGTGGAGCTGTCACGCAATCTGTCTTTTAGAATCCGAAACAGAATAGTAAAGGAGCGGGCAAAGTTATGAATGTTTCATATGGCTATGATGTTTCACTAGACGATGTCTGTTACCTCATTTCTCAAAAACAAACCACAGACAGCATAGGCAATAAGGTTAAAACACCAAAAGAAACACTTTGCTATTGCTCAAAAGTCTCAACCTCATCAAAGGAGTTTTTCAGCGCAAATAATCAAGGGCTAAAGGCAGATGTAACTTTGCTTATAGACACTCTAAGCTACAACGGAGAAACAAAGGTAAAGTACGAGGATAAGGTGTATAACGCATATCGTTGCTACGGTAGAGCAGACGGACTAACAGAGTTTTACTTAACAGAGAGCAGGTGAAAAATGGGCAACTCAAACAAAAACATAATCTCATCAGATGATTTCTCAAAAGAACTCTTAAGTGCGTTCAAGGACTATACAGAAGATGTAACTCAGGCAATAGAAAAAGCAGTTGAAGCAACAGCAAAAGAAGCTGTGAAAGAGACAAAGAAATCAGCACCAAACAAAACAGGTAAGTATTCAAAGAGCTTTGTCCAAAAGAAAGGTGAAACGCAGGGCGAGCGAATTGTCTATAGTAAAGATCGCTACCAACTTACTCACCTTTTGGAACATGGCCACGCAAAAAGAAACGGTGGCAGAACAAAGCCAATAGAGCACATTGGACCTGCAAGAGACAAAGCAGTAGAAACCCTTGAAAAGCAAATTGAGGATATCATAAAGAAAGGTGGGGGATAAATGACACAGCAAGAACTTTTTGAACAGCTAGAAGCATTAGGCTTTCCATTAGCGTACAGTCATTTTGAATGCGACGAAGAAACAAAAGCACCAGACCTACCTTTCTTAGTCTACTTTGAAGTTGGCAGGATCGATGTGATTGCAGACAACAAAGTTTATATTGCAAAAACTTCCTATGCTTTGGAGTTGTACACAGACTCAAAGGACTTAGAAGCAGAGCAGTTAATTGAAGATAAACTAAACGAGCTTGAACTGCCATTTATAAAAGATGAGCAGTACATATCGGGCGAAAGACTTTATCAAGTCTATTATGAATTTGAAATTATAGGAGGATGACAAATGGGTAAGAACAAAGTAATGTTTGGCTTTAAGAATGTAAATTTAGCATTTGAAGACACCACAGCAGAAGTGCAACCAGCGTGGAAAACACCAATACCAATTCCGGGTGCAGTAAGTTTTTCTGCAAAGCCCGAGGGCGACTCAAACGAGTTTTATGCAGACGACGGAGTGTATTTTAGAATATCAGCAAACAACGGTTATTCAGGCGACTTAGGGCTAGCCCTTCTTCCAGACGAAGTAAAAGCGGAGATGTTTGGCTGGAAGTTTGACGACAACGGAACACTTGTTGAAGATGCAAACGGCATATGTAAGAAGTTTGCACTAATGGGTGAGGTCAGTGGCGATGCAAGAAACAGACGCTTTGTGTTCTACAATGTGCAGGCAGAAAGACCAGACGACAGCCTAAAGACAAAAGAAAAAGGCATTGACCCGCAAAGCGAAACAATCCCAATCAAAATTGCACCAATGGAGATTGGTGGTCTTAACATTGTTAAAGGAACAATGGAGCTCAGCGACACTAACAAAGAAAAGTTCAATAGCTTCTTTGGTGCGGTTTACAAACCAGTATTCACACCAGAAGCATAAAACAAAGGTAGAGAGCACAAAAACTCTCTACCTTTTTACTTTAGGAGGATAAAATGAGACAGATTAAACTTGGCAACACAGAAGTAAAAATCCTAGGCACACCAATGACAGCATACCACTACAAGAAAGCGTTCGGTCAAAGCTTTAGCGGTGACCTTATGGCACTTCAAAGAATATCGCAAGACCAATCAGCCTTTGACGATATCAACCTTTTGCAAATGATTTGGGCAATGGCAAAAACCTGTGATAAGAACATAAAGCCGTTTGTAAACTGGCTTGAGGATATTGAGTTCTTAAACCTTGGCGACGTCATTGATGAGGTGACGGAGGAAGCAATGGATGCTACCTTTCGTGGAATCCAATCTGGCGGGTGAAAACAAAGAGGAAGTCCCACAAGACTTTGACTACGAGCTAAGCCTACTTATAATGGCAAAAAGAGTGGGGCTTTCCTTTGATGAACTTAATCTGTTCACTCTCAATGACTTCATAAAATATATAAACCTCTATGTTGGAAGCGATGAACAACAAGGAGCAACGCAAGATGATATCAATGACTTTTATGCAGTATAAAAGGTGGTGAGAAAATGGCAAACAAAGAGATAAAGGGCATATCAATCCAAATTGGTGCAGACACAACTCCACTGGATAAAGCACTTTCAGAGGTTAATTCAAAGGCGCTTAAAACGCAAAACGAGCTTACAAAAGTAAACAAGCTCTTAAAGTTTGATACAAAGAATACGGAGCTTTTGGCTCAAAAGCAACAGCTCCTTACAAACCAGATATCAAATACAAAAGAAAAACTGGACAAGCTTAAAGGTGCAGAAGCAGAGGTTCAAGACCAGTTCAAAAAAGGCAAGATAACCGAGGAGCAGTACAGAGCGTATCAAAGAGAAATTCAGGAAACAACAAACAAGCTAAAGTACTATGAGGACCAGCTAAAAGAAACAGGCAGACAAACAAGTACCTTTGCACAAAAGATAGATGTAGCTTCCGAAAAGCTCTCAAAAATCGGTACAAAGATGACAAGCGTTGGAAAGGGGATAACAACAAAATTAACAGTACCACTTCTTGCAGTCGGTGGTGCATGTGCAAAAATGTCTATGGACTTTGAAGATAGCATGGCACAGATAAATACACTTCTTGATAATGATAAACATCTAAACAGCTATAAAAATAAAATACTTGAGGTTTCTAACAAAACAGGTATAGCTGCAGATGTTATGTCAAAGGGTATGTACCAAGCAATTTCAAGTTTAGGAGACAATGGAAAAGAAACTGAAAAAATATTTAGCACAATGGCAAACTCAGCAAGAGCGGGTGGTGCAGAAGTTTCTGAATCGGTATCTCTTATAAGTGCAGGCATGAAAGGTTATGGAAACATTAATGATAAAACAGCAAAGAAGATTTCAGACATTGCCTTTACAACAGCTAAGCTTGGCGTAACGACATTTCCAGAAATGGCATCAAGTATGCAAGCACTTTTTCCACTGAGTAGTTCATTAGGACTAAGCATGGAAGAACTTTTTGGCAGTATGGCAACACTAACAGGTGTTACAGGTAACACTTCAGAAGTTAGCACACAGCTTAAGGCTGTAATGAGTGGCCTTATGAAACCAACAAAAGCAATGGGTGAACTCATTCAAAAGTATGGTTACAACAATGCACAGGCGATGATTGAATCAGAAGGTTTATCAGGAGTTTTACAAATACTGCAAAAAGAAACTGGTGGTCAGTCAGATAAAATGGCACAGCTTTTTGGTTCAACCGAAGCCCTAACCGCAATGACAGCACTTACAGGACAAAACCTTAGTGATTTTGAAACCAAGATGAAGTCAATGAAGGATGCAACAGGTGCAACGGATGAAGCGCTTAAAAAGGTAGATAAACCTCGAGGTCAAAATCTTAAAAAATCACTTAATAAACTTAAAAATACTGCAATACAGCTTGGAGAAGTGTTGTCACCAATGATAGAAAATATATCGAATTTAATAACTTCAATATCAGAAAAGTTTGAAAAGCTCTCTCCAAAGGCAAAGGAGGCGATAGTCAAAATCGGTTTAATAGCAATGGCGATTGGTCCTTTGCTCGTTATCGGCGGAAAAATGGCAATGGGCATTAGCAAAATAATTGAGCTTGGTACACTTTTAGCTCCTGTACTTGCGGGATTGTCAGCATCTGTTATTGCCACAATCGGAGTTGTAATTGTCGTTGTTGCTGGACTCATTGCAATAGGTGTTCTGCTGTATAAAAACTGGGATAAGATAATGGAAAAAGCACATGAGCTCAAAGAAAAGGTGTGCGAGAAGTTTGAGGAGATAAAAAGCAAAATCCATGAGGTGTGCAATAACATAGCGGAGAAGTGGGAGGATTTTAAGCAGAAGACAGCGGAAAAATTTCAGAACATAAAGCAAGCGATAATACAGCCATTTACAGATGTAAAGCAAAATGTACTGGAAAAGGTAGAGGCACTTAAAACCTCACTGGCTGAAAAGTGGGATAGTATCAAAGTAACAGCAAAAGACAAGTTTGAGAGCGTTAAAAACTTTATAGTTGACCCGATAAACAGAGCAAAAGAAATTGTCTCTGAAAAGCTTGAAGATATTAAAAACTTCTTTAGCAATCTTAAAATAAGTGAGATAAAAATCCCACACATCAAACTTCCGCACTTCAAGTTGGACGGTGAGTTCAGCCTTAAAAATATGACAGTGCCAAAGCTGTCTGTAACATGGAATGCACAGGGCGCAATCTTCACAAAGCCATATATCTTTGGCAATCAAGGTGTTGGTGAAGCAGGACCCGAAGCAGTTCTGCCAATCTCAAAGCTTGCAGGCATAATGGCAGACACGCTCAACAAAATGCAGGTCAAAAACAGTGTTGTAGTTAAGGTCATAAACGAGCAGGAGCAAATGGCAAATAAAAGACTTGAAAGCAACCAAAAGCAGATTATAACAATGCTCGAGCGATACTTACCCGAATACCTAAATGCGCTTGATGTTTCAGTAGTACTCGATGACAAAACGCTTGTTGGCAAGCTTACGCCAAAGGTTGATAGCAGGCTTGGTTCAAGCTATAAAAGAAAAGTAAGGGGGAATGTTTAATGAATGGCGTAAGGTTCGGAAACCTCCACTCATACGATGATTTTGGAATGATACTAAAATCAAAAACTATTCCAGTGCCACAGCCCAAAACTTCCATTATTGAAATTCCCGGTGCTGACGGCTGTCTAGATTTGTCAACAGCACTAACAGGTGGCAAAGTGAAGTTTAACAACAGGAACTTGCAATTTGTGTTTACATTAATAGGCAAGAACTGTGAAGCAAAAAAGAGCGAGATTACAAATGCAATCCAAGGCAATGTGTTTGAAATCATTGTTGATACAGACCCTTGCTTTTACTATGTAGGTAGGTGCAACATAACCTCTTTTGAGCAGGGCGTTGCAACAGCAGAGCTCATAATTGAGTGCGACTGCAAACCATATAAATATAACACTCAGGAAACACAGCTCGAATGGTCAGTTGAAACAGAAAAGGCAGTCGAGGTTGAGTGTGGCAGAATGGAAGTAGTGCCAAGGATAACGGTGTCAGAGAATATGCAGTGTGAGTTCAAAGGGGGAATTTATAGCCTAACAATAGGCGCAAACACAATCCTTGATATTCAGCTTGAACAGGGAGCAAACACGCTAAAGTTTATCGGCACAGGCAATGTAAAACTCACATTCAGAGGGGGTAGCCTGTAATGTATCAAATAGTTTGCGCAAATCCAAACGGCACAAGCTTTGTATTACACGATGAAAGAGCAGAGGATTTAAAGCTTATAAATCCCGAGTGTCAGCTAAAGCTCAATTCAACTGGTACACTTTCTTTTGACATCCCACCAACTCATCCTTATTACAATACAATAGAAAAGCTAAAGTCAGAGATATCACTCTATCAAGACAATGAATGGATTTTTACAGGTAGAGTGCTAAATGATGAGATTGACTTTGACAACATTATGCATATTGAATGTGAGGGTGAGCTTGCATATCTGCTCGATTCAAACCAAAGGCAAGCAGAATATCACGACATAAGTGTGCACGATTACTTTGCATCACTAATAAATAAGCACAACTCAATGGTAGAACCACACAAGCAGTTCAAAGTAGGGCAAGTTACTGTAACGGACACAAACGATTCACTCTACCGCTTTTCAAACTATGAGAACACTTGGGACACAATTCAGGACAAGCTTATTGAAAGACTTGGCGGTTACATAAGAACCAGAAGAGCGGGCAACGACAAATACATTGATTACATTGAAAACTATGGTAACGTTAACAACCAGACAATACGCTTTGGGAAGAATCTTTTAAGCCTCACTCAAAACATCTTGGGTGAAAATATCAAAACCGCAATCATTCCACTCGGTGTAAAGATTGAATCTGATGGAGAAGACAAACCACATGACATAAGCCTTGAAAAAAGACTAACAATCGAAAGCGTTAACAACGGCATTGACTATGTTTATGATGAAGACAGTGTAAATCGCTTTGGTTGGATATGGGAAACTATAGTTTTCGATGATGTAACAACACCTGCAATACTCAAACAGCGTGGCGAGGAAGAGCTTGCAAAGTTAAAGGCTATTAATTTCACACTCGAGCTAAATGCTCTTGATTTACACCTTTTGGAGATTAATATCGAAAGAATAAAACTTGGCGACTTGATTAGAGTAGTATCAAAACCACATGGAATTGATAAGTTTCTTGTAGTGTCGGAAATAAGCCTTAACATAACAAATCCTGAGAACAACTCCATAGTTCTTGGCGACACAATAACATCTCTAACAGATATCTCAAATAAGAACAATGTCAAAGCAGATGTGGAGATTATCAAGGCGGATTACCTAAAGAACAAGGACATGTCAGTCATAAAAAACAACATATCTGAGCTTTCAAGCTCAATCTCTCAAACAGCCCAAAACATAATCCTTGAGGTGTATTCAAACTGTGCAACAAAAGATGATGTGCAAAGTGTAAACGAACTGCTAAAGAGCAGCATCGAGATACTCAATAACGCTATTGAATTCAAGTTTAACACCGCAACATCGCAAACGACAACTCTTGAGGGAGTAGTTACAAGCAGTCAAACATTACTCGAAGAATACATAAGATTCCAAGGAGCATTAATTGAGCTTGGTAGAGTGGGCAACGATTTCACCGCAGAGCTTTCAAACACGGAGCTATCATTCCTGCAAAACAATGTAAAGATAGCATTCATAAGCAACAACAAGCTACACATTACAGATGCAGAGATTAAAAACAAGCTTACCTTCGGGAGCGGAGCAAACGGATATTTTGACTTTATCCCAAGAGCAAACGGAAACTTATCACTGAAATGGAGGGCGAACTGATGAACGGCACACAATTTGCAAGCGTTAGTGGTAGCTACTCAACAAGCTATATCGGTTCGTGGGAATTGCTTAGCCAAAGTATACAGGGAAACTACTCTGTAATAAGGCTCTACGGTACATTCAGGTATGGTGGTGGAACTTCTGTTGGTTCGTCTTCCTCAACATTTCAGGTAAACGGCGTAACCGTAAAAACAGGCAGTTATCGCTACTATTCCGGTGACACACAGCTTGGATACACGGACATAACGGTATACCACAATGCAGACGGAACATTCCCCGCACAAAGTGTTTCAATCTATGCAGACAGTTACCATATAAGCAACAAATCAGCAAACGGTACAATTGCAGGAGTAGCAACAATACCAAGAGCATCAAGCGTTGGCATTTCATCGTCACAAATAACAATGGGCGATACACTTAGCATCTACATAGGCAGAGCAAGTGACTCTTTTTATCACACGCTTACATATAGCTTTGGCGGTGTAAGTGGAACAATAGCAACAGGAGTGGGGGCAGGCGCTTCATGGACTGTGCCAATAGACCTTGCATATCAAATACCAAACTCAGTGTCAGGTGTCGGCACAGTTTATTGCTACACATACAGTGGTGGAACTCACATTGGCACATCATCAATAAATTTCACAGCAATAGTTCCGCAAGGCATAGCCCCAAGTTTTGAAAGCCTAACTCTCCAAAGAGTTGACAACACAGTTCCTCAATCATGGGGAATATATGTAAAGACAAAATCCTCATGCATAGCAACAATAAATGGTGCAACCGGTTCATACGGTAGCACCATTTCTGCATATTCAATATCGGGTGGAGGCTATTCATCGTCCGCAAATTCTTTAACAACTGGTATTTTAAATATTGCAGGAACAGTAACATTCACAGCAAGAATAACAGACTCAAGAGGAAGAACTGCAACAAAACAGCAGTCAATAACAGTTGTTGACTACAGTGGACCAAACATTGCACAAGTTCTAACTCAAAGGTGCCTGCAAGATGGAACGCTTAATAATGACGGCACATACGCAAAGTGCAAGGCGACAATTTCGTATTCCGACTGCAACAACAAGAACTCACTGACGAAAAAAGTCTATTTCAAAAGGAGCGGGACAGAGAACTGGTCGAGTGAAACACTGTTTACAAATGAAGTTGTCATTGGTAGTGGGAATATAAGCGTTGACTATTCCTATGAAGTCAAGTATGAGGTTTCAGACACGTTTACAACCGTTGTGTTCATAGACTCTATCTCAACTGCATTTACAACAGTGGACTACAAAAAAGGTGGAAAAGGCATAGCCTTTGGAAAGGTGTCAGAAAAAGACTGCTTTGAATGTGCAATGGATGCAGAGTTTACATCAACAATAACCAATAATGGGATATCAAATAAATTATGGGCTTATCCAGTAGGCTCAATTTATATGTCTGTGAATTCTACAAGTCCCGCTTCATTATTTGGCGGTACTTGGGAAGCTTGGGGACAGGGTCGTGTGCCTATGGGCGTAGGCAGAAACACCGAAAATAATGATGGATTATTCGGAGGTGTTGTTGCTAATTATACATCACATTTCGATGCTTCAGATAGTAAAGGTGGAGAATATATACACGGTTTGCTGCAAGCAGAAATGCCTTGGCACACGCATAGGCTATTTATGTGGACGTTTAATGGCGCACAAGCTCCTGGCGTAGGTGCTAAATACGGTATCGGTTACCAGTCAAACGTTGGAGGGGCGAACTCTATGTTACCAAATGGATGGTCAGAAGTTCCTTGGTATAATGATTACGCAGGAAATAGCGTTGCTCATAATAATATACAACCATATCAAACATGCTTCATGTGGAAGAGGGTGGCTTAAATAAAGATATATTTACAAGACAAGAAAACGCTACTTGAAAAACCAGACAAAGAAAAAGGAAAGGTAGTTCCAGATACTATTCAGGTTCAACGTGACGAAATCCCTTTTATTGCAGACAAAGGACATTATGAAACCATAAAAGAATACGATAACGGTGGCAAAGAAGTTGAATTCATTATTGATGAAAAGGGACAAGCCTATAAACCAGCTGAGGACTATGACGAGGAAATATTGGTCTATATCCCATTTACTAAAGAACAGCTAGAGCAGAAACAGTTAGCAGATTTAAGACTAAAACGAGAAACCGAATGTTTTCCAATTATCAATCGTGGTCAACTGTGGTACGACACTCTAACAGCACAACAAACAGAAGAACTCAACACATGGTATCAATCGTGGCTTAATGTAACAAAAACAAGAGAAGTTCCAAATAAACCAGAGTGGTTATAAGAAAGGATGAAAAGAATGTACAAAGAAAAAATATTAGCAGTTTGCGGAATGATGGGAAGCGTCATTGCATCCTGCTTTGGTGGGTGGGATGCAGGATTGAGAACGCTATTAATATTCATGGTGGTTGACTACATAACGGGACTAATAGTTGCAGGAGTGTTCCACAACAGTGGAAAGTCGCAGTCAGGTTCACTTGAAAGCAGAGCGGGTTGGAAAGGACTGTGCCGAAAAGGCATGACACTAATAATCGTCTTGGTTGCATATAGGCTTGATTTGGCAACAGGTTCAACCTTTATCCGTGACACAGTAGTAATCGCATTTATAGTAAATGAATCAATCAGCATAACCGAAAACGCAGGACTGATGGGAGTTCCAATCCCACCAGTCCTTATTAATGCTATCGACATATTAAAAAACAAAGAAAGCGACGGTGTAACAAAATGAGTAAACTAACAGAGTTAATCTTCAACAACGAAAACCACTATATAACATCAGACTTTGGCTACAGAACAATTTTCGGCACACGCAGTTTCCACAGCGGTGTGGACTACGGAACAAACAACAAAAAGCTACCGCAATACGCAATCGAGGATGGATATGTGTTCGCATCTGCCAAATCAAATTCAGACGGTGCACTTTATGTCTGGGTTATATATCCACGCATTAAAAAAGCATTTCTGCATTACCACCTCGACAGCTATAACGTTAAATCAGGACAAGCAGTAGAAAAGGGCACACTTCTTGGATACACAGGCAAAACAGGCAAGGCAACAGGCATTCATTTGCACTTGGGTGTTCGAGACCTTGCAAGTCTAACATTAAACCAAATAACCCACATGACATGGACTTTGCTACGCAAATGCAACTACATTGATGCAGAAAAACTTACATACACACCGCCAACTCAAAATCCATACCCAGTACCCAAAAGAGCAGTAACTAAAGGCAACGTTGGCGATGATGTAAAGTGGGTACAGTGGGAGCTTGTAAGATTTGGATATAACATCGGCATAGCAGTAAACGGCGAACCAAACGGCATCGACGGCCACTGTGGCAAGGTAACAACGCAGGCGATAAGAGACTTCCAATCAACTCATAAAGACCAGTACGGCAAACCTCTCGAACAAGACGGCAAAGCCGGACCATTAACCCGTAATGCCATGTCGAATGCATAAAAGCTAAGAGTAAAAGAAAAAACAGAATAAAATAGAACTATAAGTAAACAAATATGGGGAGGTGTGCATTTTAATACTACTTTTACTCATATTTGTATATTGCTATACAGTGTAAATTAATAAATTGCTTTTAAAAAATTAGTATAATTATAATAATAGCATTTTATTAACAAATCTTGCTTTATTCTTTAATTTACTACAAATTTATTTTTTTACCTTGTGGAAAATTACAATTTGTTATATACTCATATTAAATGTAGTGAAATGTCTAAATCTAACATATCTTATATGGTTATTTAAGATGTTTTAAATAATTTAAAACCAAATTTACAATAAGGCTTGTGAGAGAATGGATAGTTTTAATAAAGTTGAGTTATATAAAAATTTTAACATGGGTACAGAAATTGATATTGCTGGTATATTTATTTACGATGGCATAAAAGAGCTTGAGAGAATAGTCAGTTTTTCATATGAAAGTGAAATATTTTCTTTTCTATATCACATATCAGTAGGCATTGAACGACTACAAAAAGTTTTGCTTGTTATGCTGGAGGAAAGAACCGAAGATTGTTTTAGAGATTTTGAGGACAGTCTACGCACACATAACCATATTCAGCTTCATGATAGGATAAAAAAAGAATGTAATATTACACTATCACCAAGAGAATATAGCTTTTTAAATGTTCTTAGTAGCTTTTATATGCATTATAGATATGATAGATTTATGTTAAATGGAAGTTACGATGCAGACAAGGAGTTGCTATGCAATTTTATTAAAGCACATTTTAGTTCTGATAATATAAAAAGAAACTTTTTTACAGATGATGTAATTAATACTCTTTATACAAAAGAATTTTTTGGAAGAATTATAGGTGCCATTACAAGAAAATATTACTCTGAAATAAAGAGTCAAGCTCATAAGCAGAATCTATATACATATGAGATAAGAAATGGATCTCCAGCGGAAAAAATTTTCTTAACTAACAATAAAAAGGACTCCCTGCATGTACAAAACATTAATGAACAAGTAGCTGTTAAAGAGCTTATAATATATTTGATTAACACACAAGATATAAATGCATTTATGAGATTTATTAGACAAATAGAGCCGTTGGATTTTGACATTGCTCTAGTTAACGAATACATTGAAGAAATCTGCAATGCACATATTTCTCAAAATTTGGTTGATGAAACGGAGGCTCTATATGAGGACTTGCAGTCAGCAAGAGATAGGCTTGAGATAATCAACCTTGTTGGAAACGCAAACGTAGATTTTGAATACTCAGAAATAATGAAATGTTATTACTTAATGAAGTCCTTGATTAACGGTGAATGTGAATGTATTGAATTTGCAAAAATATTTCCTGATGAGTTTTATCTTTTAGAACCTGAGATTCAAGATGTTTTAAAAAAACTACCGGAGTTGTGCACTAACCTACTAAATATAATAAATTTAGATGGTAGAGAAAAAGAACAATTTATTGAAGTCGTGTCATCTTTACTAAAAGAACTTAAAGAATATTGTTGCATAAAAGATTAATCATGATTATTTAATTAATGTTTAATTTATAAATAAAATAATTAAAATTAGAAAACTTATTGTTTTTTTTAATAAAGAATTCAGTTATAAGAAGTTTACTTTTATATAATTATAATATATTCTATAATTATATATTTTTTATGGCATTAGGAGGTGACGGCTTGAATTATTCCCCCTTAAGATATCCTGGAGGAAAAGCGAAAATTGCACCATTAGTAGAGCTTATAATACAAAAATCACAGCTTAAAGATTTCGTATATATTGAGCCGTTTGCAGGTGGATCTGGTGTGGCTCTATCTTTGTTGTTTGATGGCATAGCCAAGGACATTATTATAAATGATTATGATAAGGCTATTTATTCGTTTTGGAAATCAATTTTAGAGGAAACTAATGATTTTATTACACTAATTAATAATACTCCAATTACTATTGAAGAATGGAGACGTCAAAAAGAAATTTATACAACTCGAAATAAAAAATATTCATTAGAGCTTGGGTTTGCGACTTTCTATCTTAACCGGACAAATCGTTCTGGAATTTTAAGCGCCGGACCAATTGGTGGATTTGATCAGACTGGAAATTATTTGATTGATGCAAGATTTAATAAAGAAAAAATGACCAATAAAATATTGAAAATCTCTAAATATAAAAATCATATAAAGTGCTATAACAAAGATATTTTAAGCTTTATAAATAATTACATACCAAGTTTTGGAGATAACTCATTTGTTTACTTTGATCCTCCTTATTTTAATAAAGGAAAAGAATTATATAAGAATTTTTTTAATCCTGAACATCATCAAAAAATTGCAGATGAAATAATTAATAATGTTAATTGCAATTGGATTGTAACCTATGACGATGTAAATCAGATAAGAGACATATATAATAATTTCACTTTAAGAAAATTTGATTTAAATTATAGTGTTGCAAATGGAGGCAAAGGATCAGAAATTATTATTTTTAGTAATCCTAATATTTGCCCAGATACAAGAGAAATAATTGAGGCCAATGTAAAATACACTTTGAGAATGGAGTGACATAATGTCAAACATTTTAAATTCTTTGCTTGAAAGTAATTCATTAGCTGCTTTAGCTCAAAAAGAAAATTTTATAGGTTGGATTTATTCTATAAATTATGAAAACGCTTTAGTTGTTACTAATGATAATTGGAAAGAAAAGGTGAAAGGGATCCCTCATAATAGCTTTTTGGTAGCAACTTCTTTTGATCCTGAAAACTTTTCAGACGCGAAAGAAATTGATAGAGAAGTTATATTGCTTAGAGTTGTTGGTACTTGTAAGCTCCCTCAAGACGATGATATGATAAAAACAAAGATTGATAATTATCAAAATCAAACATCTGTATATTTAGAAAATCCGGAAAAAGATTTTGATAACATTACAAAAAACAGAATACAATTTGGGGGACTTAATTGCAGAGTTTTAGGGACTTTTTATGTCAAAGACAATGTATTGCATTTGGGAAGTGATATTGAGTCATTTTCTGTTTCTATGAGGATGAGCGTTTTTATGCCAAAAGGTGAGGCTCTAGCAACAATAGTAAACTATGTTGATCCGATTAGAAAACAAAGAGCTACAGAAGATTTTAAAGATTTAGGAATAACGACTGTCGTAAAACCATTTAAAATTGGTACAGTAAGATATACTTCAACAGACAGGCTTCATCGCTCAAAGGATGAAAGCAAGGTGCCTTTTTTTATTCAACCATCGGACTTCTTATCAAGAAGAACAGCAGTTCTTGGTATGACAAGAACTGGTAAATCAAATATGATTAAACAGACAGTGTCTGTTGTAAAGAATATATCTACAAGTTGCAACTTGAAAATAGGACAACTTATCTATGATATTAATGGTGAATATGCTAACGCCAATTCACAAGATAGCGGATCAATTTCAGATATTTATAATAATGACTGCATTCGATATAGAATGATCCAAACTCCAGGTTTTGAGCATATTCTTAATAATTTTTATAAACAAATTTGTGATGGATATAATTTAATTTGTGAAGCTATAAAAGAAAATGGAAACAGTAACTCAGCTGATGTACAGACTTTTATGGGAATGTCATTTGATGAACCAGATAAACAGGATATTTCATTACATAATAGATGGGAAGTAAGGACAGCAATATATAAAGTTCTTCTTTATACTGCAGGATTTGAAATAGATAAATTATATAAAGTATATTTTTCTGCAAATAAAGATATAAGGAATCAAGTGAATTCCTCTAAAGATCCTAAATTAGGTTTAACTTTAGAGGAAGCAAAAGAATGGTTTTTAAAAGCACGAGAAATAAAGGATTCATTAGTTAGCTCATCTAGTAAGCCTTGGCTTGATGATGATTGTGTAGCGATGTTAAATTTAATTGCATGTAAGAATTCAGATAATAGATATATCAATGGATATAAAATTTTAGTTCATGCTAAACCATATCATTCATCAAAAAGGGATACAGAAGTTTCATCAGATATATATGAACATTTGAAAAATGGTAAAATAGTTATTTTGGACTTATCTGTTGGAAATGCATTTTTAAGAGAAAAATTGAGTAAAAAAATCGCTCAATTTGTTTTTAACAGTTCTATGAATTTCTTTACTGAAGGAGAAAATCCACCCAATATAGTAATGTACATAGAAGAAGCGCATAACCTAATAGGTAAAGGAATGGAATTAACAGAAACTTGGCCCAGAATAGCAAAAGAAGGTGCAAAATATAAGATAGCATTAGTCTATGCTACACAAGAAGTATCTTCGGTTCATCCCAATATTTTAGCCAACACGGAAAATTGGTTTGTTTCTCATTTAAATAGTGAAAGAGAAATAAAAGAACTGGCACGCTTTTATGATTTTGAGGATTTTAGCCAATCTCTTTTACGTTCTCAGGATGTAGGCTTTACACGAGTTAAAACTCTTTCTAGCCCATTTGTTATTCCAATACAAATAGATAAATTTGATCCTGAAAAAATTAAGCAAGAATTGTAG